AACAACGGCGATTGGAAAAAATCCTTCGAGCAAGACATTACAGATGCTAAATTTGCAGGTCTAGCTACCGGACAAGGATGGAATACTCCAATGGCAAAATCTTTGATGGAAAAAGTTAACACTCATTCAGGTGTTGCTGTTTCATCTGCTGATTTTGAGCAAGTTGTTTCAACAAACATCGAAAGAGATATCGAAAACGAATTAGTCTTGGCTCCTCTATTTAGAGAAATCCCAATGACTTCTGCGAACATGATTATCCCAATCTTACCAGATAGTGGTTACGCTGAATTTACTTCAGGGTCTGCTGTAGCAAATGATAACTTAGATATGAGATCTGCTACTTATGGTGATGATGCAGGGGTTACTATGTCTGAAAGAACTCTTTCAACTAAGAAACTTATTTCTCAATCATTCTTAGGAAATGAAACAGAAGAAGATGCAATCTTACCGATTCTTCCTTTAATTAGAGAATCTATGGTAAGATCACACGCTAGATCAATTGAAAACTCAATCCTAGCTGGTGATGATGCTGATGGCGTATTCGGTACTGGTGGAGCTTCTTTCGAAGGTTTACTACACTTAGCAAGAAATGACAGTGATTATACACAGTCAGCTACTGCTTTCGCTACTGATACAGTTACAGCTGCAGAACTTCTTACTATGAGAAAAAACATGGGCAAATATGGTGTTAATCCATCTGACGTAGTTTATATTGTTTCACAAAGAACATATTACGAACTACTAGAGGATGCTGAATTCCAAGATGCTAACTTAGTAGGCGACATGGCTACTAAACTAAGTGGTGAAATTGGTCAAGTATTCGGTTCAAGAGTACTATTATGTGACGAGTTCGCTACTCCAGCAACTGGTAAATTCGCAGCTATCGCTGTCAACCCTAGAAACTTTGTATTACCAAGATTACGTGGTGTAACCGTGGAATCTGACTACGAAGTAATCAATCAGCGAAGAGTACTAGTTGCTTCACAAAGAATTGGCTTTACCGATCTTATCAACGGTGCTACTTCTAAGTGGGGTTACATGTATAAAGCTAGCTAATATTGGCTTAGACAGGATTCGTGGGGCAGCCTTAATTGCCCCACACTTTTAATAATTATGGCAGATTTAATAACAGTACAAGAGTATAAAAATGCAGAGGGGATAGTGAACGCAAAGGAAGATTCACGCCTTGCTATTATTGTACCACAAGTTAGCAATTTAGCCAAGAAGTATTGCGGTACTTCATTTGTTGATTATTATAGTAGTGATAAAACCGAAACTTTTTCAGTTAACGACAACTTTACCAGTACTATAATCGTCAGCGAAAGTCCACTTGTAAGTGTGACTTCCGTAAAAGAAAGAGGCACATATGATGCTTCATATGAGACTCTTGCAACTAGCGACTACGAATACTATGTAGATACAGCCGCAGATGCAATAGTAAGAACAACAAAGAGTGGAGCAAAGAAAGCATTTCCACAAGGAATGGGAAGTGTGCAGATAGCATATAGAGCAGGCTACAGTGCCGCTCCAAGTGATCTCAAACTAGCACTTTTTGACTTAGTAACATACTACTTAAAAGATGAACATAAAGAACGAAGAACAATAGCAGGAGCAACATTGCAGAATCAAGGAACATCTGGAGTACGAGATAACACAGACTTTCCAGATCATATAAAGAGGGTACTTGATTTATATAGAGTTATAATCTAATGTCTTCTGCACTTCGAGCAAAGATGTTAAACGAATTAACAGGAAAGCATGTATTAAGCAGACTTCAAGTTGGAAAGTTTTTTGATAAAGGTGAAATTCGAATAGAAAGAAGACACTGGGATCAAACTTTTAATAACGCCTTAGTACAAGCTGCAAAAAAAGAAAATAGAATTCCCGATATAAGTGAATTTGGTATGCCAGATGTTATGTGGAAAGCTTTTCGAGACTACTTATTAAAACAGTCCCCTTTCAGAACAGCTGCAACAGGAGGCGGTGGCATATTAGTAAGGTATCATGTTAGACAAGCAATAGTTACAAATACTTTACTTTCAATACCTATATCTAGAGGAAAACAAAAGAATGGTAGACCTTATACGGGCAATATAGATGATAGAGCACAAAAAGATATAAAACTTGCTACTCAAACTTTTTGGAATAGCAGAGCCTTTAAAAGCAATGTTATCAAAGTATTTAAAAAAACAAAAACCGAGCAAGTACATGAACATGGGGCAACTGGAGAACAAGATTTTATAGCTTCAGGTACTCCAGGCGGACAAGGAAGTATGCAGGCTCCAGGTGCTCAAGGAACTGTAATTGATCAAAGAATTATAAAAATAATTGCAGAATCAGCAACAGGTGAATTTAATAAAACTCAATGGTTTTCATTATTTTTCGAAGTTGTACATGCAAAATGGGCAGATTTGTTTGGGTATGATTCAAATGTAACCCAACAAGATACTGCAGAAACAGTAAAAGGCGAAGTAATAATAAATTCCGCAGTAGTACCTGCAGATTCTTCTTTTAACCCTGGCAATATAGATAATCAGTTAAGAGACGAATTTATAGCATTTTTAACTGACCCTATAACATTTAGAAAAGAGGCAAAAAGACTTGTCACAGGAATGACAGACAAAAAAGCAGATGCTTTATTTAGTGATAGTCCTCCTCCTTCTAAAAGAATGGAAGATGCTGCAATAAAATTAGCAGCAGCAGGAGTACTTGATAAACTTTCAGAAAAAATTATAAAAAAAGAAAAGAAAGTAGGTAGACCAAAAGGAAGTAAAAAAAGAGGCAGACCAACTACTGCTAAACGAAAAGGTGGCAGAACTAGTACAACTAGAAAAAATGCTAAAGTAACAAAACGTAATAGAGGACAACAACAAAATGCAATCCAACAAAATCCGATTGCACTAAAAGAATTAATTAATGCTAAGTTACCAGACGAATTATTAAAACAAATGCAACTACCTAAGTTAAGAAACAGAACAGGTAGATTTAGAAACTCTGCACAAGTTACAAATGTAATGGTCGGTCCAAGAGGCGGTACTCATATAGAATATACTTATATGAAAAATCCATATCAAACCTTTGAACCAGGTGGTAGACAAGGAAGTGTCAACAGAGATCCAAGAAGATTAATTGGGGGAACAGTAAGAGAAATAGCCCAAGAATTAATGGGTAAAAGATTTATAAAAGTTAGGAGCGTATAATGGCAAATAGAGAGTACACAACAAGAAGAAGTGCCATTGTAAACGCTTTTGTAAAAAAATTAGACGGAATAGACGGAACAGGAAAATTCAGAACTGTAGTAGCAAGCACCGCACCAAGACTTTTGTTTTGGGACGAAGTAGCAGAGTTTCCAGCAGTTCATGTAAACTCAGGTAGTGAAACTAGAGAATATCTAGGAGCAGGCGAGAAGTTTAGATTTCTTACTTTAACATTTAGATGTTATGTAAATGAAGAAGACGCAGTAGATGCTTTAGAAATGTTACTTGAAGATGTGGAAACAGTAATTGAAGACAATAATCCAATTAGTTATAATACTGGATTAGGTGTAACAACTACTACTATACAAACAACGATAAACTCAATCGATACAGACGAAGGAGTTGTAGAACCTTTTGGAATTGGCGAAATAATAGCGACAGTCCAATATTAATGAAAACGGATAGGCAGAGAATACTCTAGCCGACCCTTTTCAAAGCAAAGATAGGAGAATGTAAAATGGCAGATACATTTTATTACTCGAGAGATACGTTAGTCCATCTTACTGATAGCGCAGGAGCAATCTATAAGATACCAGTACTAGACGGGTTTAGTTTCTCTCAAGCAACCAATGCAACGGAAGTTACATTGAATGAGATGGCAACAGCAGCAGGTGTTAGTCGAAGATCTAGACAAATGTTTACAGATTCTTACGCTCCTGCAGAATGGTCATTTCAGACTTACATCAGACCTTTCAAATCTGGTGGAGCAGGATCAGGTGGTGAACATGCATCAGTGCATCATCACATGGTCGAAGAACCTCTATGGAATGCTTTAGCAGGAAGTGGAGCAGTAGGCGCATCTGGAACAGCTTTGACAGCTGATGGTACAGATGCAAACATAGCTTTTACTAATTCAAACAAAGTTGCACTCGATACCTTTGACCTATTCTTCGAAATGGGCAGTGGTAAAGCTAGTTCAACTGTTTATAAAATAGCAGGTTGTGTTGTAAATGAAGTTTCAATTGATTTTGATATTGATGGAATTGCAACAGCAAATTGGTCAGGAATGGGTAAAATCATAACTGAAGAATCTTCAATGTCAACCGCAACTATTTATGAAGGAACAGCAGCAGCTGATACTAACAACTTTATTAGAAACAGATTAACAGATTTAGTTGTAACTAATGACGTTGTAACAGATACAGTTAACGGAGCAGTTTCAAGTTCTACATCTGTCACTTTAGATAATGGTAGTGCATTAATCAAAGTCGGACAGGTTGTTTCAGGAACTGGAGTAACTGCAGGTACAACTGTAGCTGCAATATCAGGTACTACTTTGACACTAAGTGCCGCAATGTCTATCGCAGACGGAGCAACACTTACCTTCTCAAATGTAGGCATGACTGATACTTATACACTAACATTAACTGGTGGAAACATTACTATTTCAAATAATATGACTTTCTTAACACCAGAAACACTAGGTATTGTAAACCAGCCTTTAGGACACGTTACAGGAACTCGTTCTGTAACAGGTAGTTTTACTTGCTACTTAAATACTCCTTCATCTGGTGCATCTAGTGCAGATTTATTTGAGGACATCATTGAATCTACTGAAGTAATAACAAACTCATTTGATTTGACATTTACTATCGGTGGAACAGGAAATACTCCAAGAGTAGTTGCAAACTTAAACAACTGCCACCTTGAAGTACCAACACATTCAATTGATGATATCGTAAGCCTGGAAACAACTTTCCATGCCTTGCCAACCTCAGTTGATGCTACGGACGAGATAGACTTTATCTTCCTCGGACCGACAGTAACTTAATTTTAGAAGGGAGGGGCAACCCTCCCCTCATTTAACCAGGAAACAGAATGACAGAACAAGAAAACAAATCAGTATCACTAGCGAGTTTATTAACTCCAAGCAAAACAGTAGCAGTGGACTATCCAGGAATGGATGGATTCTCTGTAGATATTTGCTATTTAGCAAGAGAAGAACTACTCAAACTAAGAAATCGTTGTGTATCACAAAAGTTTAATCGTAAGACTAGAGCCTTTGAAGAACAATTAGATGAAGATAAATTTTTAGTAGAGTATGTTAAATCTGTGATTAAGGGATGGAAAGGCTTAAAATATTCTTACCTCGAAGAGCTTCTATTGGTGGACATTAGTAGTCTTGATCCCGAAGATGAACTTTTATTTTCTCAAGAAAACGCAGAAACTTTGATGAAAAATGCATCAGACTTTGATACTTGGGTTACAGAAGTAACAGGTGATTTAGAAAATTTTACTCGAGTCAAGTAGCACAAATATTTTCGCTATTTGATAAGCAATACAAAGACGGACAACTCGAACTTGACACATACTTAGATTTATGTGAGCAGAGAGGAGAGGATCCAGACCCAGACGAAATGCCACCGACTCCAGGAGATTATCCTCTTGAGGTTCAGGTGGCTTTTTTATTGCATGAACTTCTACCAGATAGATGGGATGGAATGAATGGAACTTATATGGGAAAAGATTTTTCTTCTCTAGGAACTTTACTAGAGACATGGGAAGTACAAGATAGAAAAACTTGTATTTATTTTATAAAACATATTGAAGCAAGAAATATGAATAAAATAAATTTAAAAGCAGAACGAAAACGAAAAGCCGCAGAAAGTAAGGCTAAGAGTAAAGGTGGAATAAACTCCGCCAACTTAAAGAGATAAATGGCAGGAAAAAAGATAAATCTAGCAGATCTAGTATTTAAAGTAAGTGATGATGGTACATTAAAGGTCTTTGCCGGTAGCGCTAAAAAAGCAGGTAAAGAACTTAAAAATGTTGAAAAACAACAAAATCAAACTACTTATGCTACTAAGAAAGGTATAAATGCTACTGCAAACAGTACTAAAAACTTTGCAAATATGGCAAGAGGAATCTCAGGATCTCTTGTACCAGCATATGCAACATTAGCTGCAAACGTTTTTGCTTTAACAGCTGTATTTGGATTTTTAAAACAAGCTGCTGATTATCGAGTGCTACAACAAGGACAAGCCGCATACGCTGCTGTTACAGGTGTAGCATATAAAACTTTAACAAACACAATTATTGAAGCAACAGATGCTCAAATAACTTTCGCAGATGCCGCTCAAGCCGCAGCGATTGGTACAGCTGCAGGACTGTCTCCAGAACAATTAGGTAAATTAGGAGAGGCCGCAAAAACCGTATCTATTGCATTAGGTCGAGATCTTACCGATTCATTTAATCGTCTTATTCGTGGTACAACAAAAGCGGAGCCAGAACTCTTGGATGAACTAGGTATCGTTTTAAGACTAGAAACAGCGACTAAAAACTATGCAGCAGAACTTGGAGTTGCAAAAGAATCTTTAAATGCTTTCCAAAGAACACAAGCTGTTACTAACGATGTACTAGGGCAAGTAGAAACCAAATTTGCAGCAATCAATGCAATTATAGAACCAGAAACAAACAAAATAAATAAATTAGCAAAATCTTTTGATGATTTAATGAATACAGTTAGAGACTTTGTTGCAGGACCGGCCGAAGCTTTAGCTGTATTCTTCTCAGAAAATCTTTTAGCAGCAGTAGGTGCTTTAGGACTTTTCGTACTTCCACTTATACAAAGTCTACTCCCTGCTTTTGATGAACTAGCTGTAGGAGCACAAGCATCCTTTGAAAAACAGAGTATAGCACTTGAAAAAGCAAAGCAAGATTTTAAAGAATATACAAATGCAGCAGAAGCTGCAAAAGTAAAAGCAGGACAAGCATTTGATAAGTTAGGAACAAAAGCTTCAGGATATGCTCAAAAAGCAGGATTACCAAAAGCACGAGTTGGTTCTGGTATGCGTGCATTACAAGATGGTGGACCTGTAACTGCTAGACAAGCAGCAGCTGTTAAAAAACAAATCAATGATAGAAATAGTGCATATTTTGTAGCAAACGATAAATTAAGAATGCAGTGGACAGCAACATTAGATAAAATGGATGCTAAGCACAAAATAGCAACAGGAAAAATAAAAGTAGATGCTAAAAAAGTAGGATTTACTTGGAAAACAGTCTCCGCAGGTGTCGCTGTTGGATGGAAAGCTGCAATGGCAGGTGTAACAAAAGCTTCTGCTCTGGCAGGAGCGGCTATGAGTAAAGCTTTTGGAATATTCTCTTTTATTAGTTTAGGACTACTTGCTTTCGAAGGCATTGCAGCAGGATTGAGAAAATTCGGACTTTTAGAAACTGCAGCAGACGGAGCAAATACAGCACTCGGAAAATTAGCACAAACACAAAAAGATTTAAACAAAGAATTAAGAGAAATGTTAAATGCAGATGAAAAACTTGCAGCAGAAGGTCTTGATCTAACAATGAATCAAATTATAAAAAGACAAGGAGATCGACTAACTTCAGCAGCTTTAGGACCAAGTTTTAAAGCTCTTGCTGAGAATAAAAAAGCGCAAGATCGACTTATAGCACAAGGAGCAACTACTACAGGAGCAGCAGGAGCAGGTACTATAGATTCGACCAATCAATTTGCGGTTGCTTCTTCAATAGCAGTTGGGGGTAATAAAGACATAAATAAAGAACTTAATGATTTAATCGAAGCAGAAAAAGCATATAAAGTTGCATTTAAAGAAAGAATTACAATACTTTCTCAAAGTTATCCAGAATTTAATAATCTTATAGACGACAATGGTAATCTTGTAGAAAATTTAACAAAAAATCAGTTAAGATTAATTGATTCATACCAATCAGCAGCAGCAGCTGTTAAATTCTTAGAACAAAGTGAGGCAAGCTATCAACAAACTCTGCAAGGAAGATTTGGAAAAACAAGCAAAGAAAGAGCAGCGTTAAAACAAGCAGAAGCACAACTGGAAGCTCAAAGAACAAGTATGCAAACAAAAGAATTTGCTCTAGGAATTTTAGACGGAGATCCTGAAGCTGTAGCAAAAAATGAAAAGTTTCACAGAACTCAAGCACAAGTAAATGCAATGACAAAAGCAGATACAGGACAAAGAAGTGCAAAAGTAACACAAGATCAAATAAAACTTCAGCAAGCAGCATTACAAAATAGAATTCATGCCGCAACAATCTTAGGACAACGTCAAAAAGTTTTATTAGATATTGCTACAAAACAATCACAAATTGAGTCAATACGAGTACAAATCGCAGAAAGAAGAGCATTATTAGATGATGCAGAAGATAAAGTAGCAGCACAAAGATCAATAGACGATTTAGTAGCACAAGAAGCTCTACTTACTCAACAAAAACAAAATCTTGCAGATAATATTAATCTCACAAAACAACTTGGAGTTGAGGCTTCAAAAGCGTTTGGAGATAGTATGCAAAAAGGTATTCAAGGCGTTATTGAAGGAACAATGTCAATGAAAGATGCATTTAAAGGAATGGCAAAATCAATACTTACATCTTTAGCACAAGTACTTGCAAAAATGATGACTATGAAAATACTTAGCAGTGCTTTTGGTATACCAATGGCAGACGGTGGAGTTATTCCAATGGCAAAAGGAGGCATAAAAGGATATGCGTCTGGAGGAATCGCAACAGAGCCTACATATTTAGTAGGAGAAGCAGGACCAGAAGCAGTCGTACCTTTACCAGATGGAAGAAAAATACCAGTAGATTTAGGGGGTAATGGTGGCACAAATAATGTTACAATTAATGTAGATGCAAGCGGTAGTACTTCTTCAACAGGAGATGGTGAACAAGGAAAAGCACTTGGAATGGCTATACAAGCAGCAGTTATGGAAACACTACAGAGAGAAAAACGTCCTGGCGGCGTATTAGGTGGAGGTTAATAAATGGCTTTTGGAATAATGCAAAACAACGGATCAAATATCACAGGCTTCAGCGCAGCAGTACAGCCTGACAAAGGATTTACTCGATCAAATACTCCCAAAACACATACTATATCCTTTGGAGATGGATATGAACAAAGAATCGCAGATGGCATAAATAGTTTACAGCAAGAACTAAATGTTAGTTTTTCAAACAGACCAAAAGCAGAAATAGATGATTTGGTAGCATTTTTTGAAAGTCTTGCAGGAGTTACTAAATTTCGATTTGATATAGAAGATAGTAATGCTGGCTCAAGCACAGAAACAATCAAATGTGTATGTGATAGTTGGAGTCAAACTTGGGCATACGATAATTTTTACAGCTTACAAGCAAAATTTAGGAGAGTTTACGAAGCATGACGGAAAAAATTGCAATCAAAGAGCTACAGTCTCTTGAAGAAGAATCTGGTTTAATCACTTTATATGAACTTGCTCTTGATGCAGATGGTTCTAGTCGTGCCTATTTTACTCGAGGAGAAGATACAGATTTAACTAATATACAGATGTATGATTATGACACAAATAGTCAATTAAATACTTATGATGCAATCCCTGTAGAAGCTGAAGGATTTGAAGTAAAAAGCAAAGGAGCAGCGGCAAGACCTGTAATTACTTTTGCAAATATATTAAGCACTTTTGGTGATGCACTCGGAAGTTTAAGTCCTGATGATCTTATAGGAAAGAAACTATATAGAAGAAAAACTTTAAAAAAATATTTAAAAAGTGGCTCAGCTGACACAGGTTCAGGCAATACTCCAGTAGAATTTCCACGACAAATATTTATAATTGATAGAATAGAGCAAGAAAGTGCAATAGAAATATCTTTTGAACTTACAACTCCTTTTGATGTAGAAGGACTAGTACTTCCTTATCGTGTTATAGGAAACAATGCATGCTCATGGGTCTATCAAGGAGCTTCTCCAAATAAAATAAATAATAATACAGATAATGGTGGATGTACTTGGTCAGAAGAATCAAAACTTATAATGACAAATGGAAGCGGAACAGATGTCACTCATACTGTTTATGTAACACAAGATGATGAATATGTAATTCCTTCAACCACTAGTTTTACAACTTACAGTAGTGGAGCAGTTACAAAAGATACTTATTATAAAACTACAACTACATTAGCAACTACGGGTATACAAAGGTTAAAGCCAAATGGTACTATAGACGCAAGTGCAAATGGAGGAACAATTAATAACTATTGGCAAGCTACAACAGCAACAAGTAGTCCTGGAACTCCGTCAGATACAAACGGTAATTTTGAAAGAATAAGAGTACATGGTACATATAGTGCAAGTGCAAATTATTATGCCTATACAGAAGATAGACACAATGACTATGTTGCATATACAAGTAGTGGAAAAACACACTTATGGAAAGCAACTCGTACACAAACAACAGGAGCGAATACTGCCCCTGGATTCAATAGTTATTGGGAAAGAGGAGATTCATGCGGTAAAAGACTAACCTCATGTGCGTGTAGATTTGGATATAATCCATTAAGTACAGCTTCTGCTTCAACAGGAAGTACAACAAAGAATAGTCAAAAATCTTTACCTTTTGGAGGATTTCCTGGTGCAAGAAAATTTAAGTAGACTTCTACCTCAAATATATAAGCAAGTAGAAGAAGAAAGTCCAAAAGAAGCTTGTGGACTTGTTATTGAAATCGAAGATGAATTGAAATATATTCCTCTGGAAAATCAAAGTTCTGAGAAAGAGCACTTTGCAATCGACCCAAAACAATGGGTTCGATACTCGATTATTTCAAAAATAAAATATGTAGTCCATAGTTACTACGGCTCAAATTGTCATCCAAGTGAGCATGACAAGAATGTATGTAAAAGTCTTGGTGTACCATACTTAATTGTATCGTACCCAGAGAAAGGAGAATTTATTTATGACCCACGTTAAATTAATGGGAGAAATGGGAGACAAGTTTGGTTCTGAGTGGGAGTGCGTCGATACGAATATGCGTGATATACTAAAATGCATTAATGTTCAAACCGAAGGATTACAAGAATACCTTTTAGACTGTTATATGAAAAATATTGAATTCTCTGTACAGAGTGGGGACAATCTTATAGAAGAATTTCCAGAGTTATACTTAAATGTTGCACGTGATGAAGTAATTATTACTCCAGTACCTGCGGGTTCAGGAAAAGGACTAGGAAAATTAATTACAGGATTATTACTTTTAGCTGCTATGTTTTTTATGCCAGGGATTGGAGGTGCTTTTCTTACAAGTTCTGGAGCAGCAACGGGAGCAACAGTTGCAGGTGCAAATGCCACTTTATTTGTAGGAGGGGCTCAAGGAATGTCAATATCAGCAGCTTTAGCTGCAGGAGCATCCCCTGCTGCTTTAATGGCTTCTGGTGCAGCCTCTCTAAATTTAGCAGGTATGGCAGTTATGATGCTAGGAACAAACTTAGCACTTATGGGACTTGCAGAAATGTCAGCACCCGATCCAGATAAAACAACAGATGATCCTTCATATTTATTTAATGGGGCACAAAATCACATTGAGCAGGGAAAACCTGTTCCACTTCTATATGGAGAACTTACAATCGGTGGCGCACCAATTTATCAAGGATACACACCAGGACTACATAATCAATATAAGAAAGGAGTTACAATAATAGGATCTACAGATT